ATTACCATGCAGCGCGCGCGATTATGCTATTTTAATATTGCGCGAGGATTTTAGGCTAACGCACAGGGCCATTGGAGAGCGCGTTGGGTTGGCCGAACGTACAGTAACTTTTATATTAAACGAAAAAAAATCATGAATAACCAACTATTAATCGGAGCCATTATTGGCACAGCAGTAACGACAGCCGTAGCGTTGTACGTTAACGACAAATTAACCAAGCGCCTTCGCGAGAAAACACAGGAACTGCGTAAGCTTACAAGGCAGGTATTTGAAACCGAATTGAAGGCGCAGGAAATGAAACAGCAAGCCATAAATAATGCGGATAAATATCGAACCGCTATTAGCGCGCTGGATGATTCAATTGCTCAGCTTAAAAAATGCAAGGCTTACACCATCGACGCCGAAGACACAATCGGAGCGCTAGTGCGTGAAAACAAGCAGCTGAAGGATGCGGAGGTAAAACGGAAAGCATATAAGGCAGAGTGGGCGAGGAATAAGCGCTTAAAAAAATGATAGTACTTGCAGAAAATGACGGCCGTATTGATATAACAGTTAAGGGCGAGTGGCTTGCAAGTTTCAAGACGTGGGACCAGGCGATTTTCTACCAAGAGTTTTTGAAAAACAACCAACTTGGCGGCGATTTAGATCGTTTGTACAACCATGTTTCCACCATGTACGGCCTACGTAACCACGAAATCAAGAGTAAATCTAAGCGCAGTAACGTAGTAGAGGCGCGCGTGTATTCTCGAACATAGCCCGTAACGACCTAGAATATACATATTTTAAAATTGGGCAATACCTTGGCCGCGACCATAGCACTGTTATCCACCACAAACATGTATTTGAGATGTGGCAGAATATGCCGAAATACTACGGAAAGCAGTTAGCAAAGTATGAGGCAGTTTTGAAGGCTTGGAGGGGGGAAATATGAGGCACGGAAGTTTATTCAGCGGAATAGGCGGCTTTGATTTAGCAGCCGAATGGATGGGGTGGGAAAACGTATTTCATTGCGAATGGAACGAGTTCGGCCAGCGCGTTTTAAAATACTATTGGCCAAAAGCGCAAAGTTTTACAGATATAACAAAAACAGATTTTAAACCATATGCAAACACAATTGACATTCTCACGGGCGGATTTCCATGCCAGCCCTATAGTAGCGCCGGAAAGCGAAAAGGAAAAGATGACAAACGCCACCTGTGGCCCGAAATGCTTAGAGCAATTAGAGAAATTAACCCGCGTTTCGTCGTGGGAGAAAACGTTCGCGGCCTCACTAATTGGAATGGGGGGATGGTATTCGAAGAGGTGTGCGCTGAGCTGGAAGCTATTGGGTATCAAGTCTCGCCCGTTATTATACCTGCGTGCGGCGTCGGTGCGCCACATAGAAGAGAGAGAGTGTGGTTTGTTGCCTACTCCTATGGCGCAGAGCAGAGAAACAACACCAGAACAAACGATAGCGAGACAGAAAAAGTATGGAGGGAAAACCAGGGCAATGTATCTAGAGAATTATCTAGCGATGGGGTTACTATTTACACCACAGGCAAACGATTTCAAGAATCAAGCAAAAAGCGAGAAATGGAAAGGACTAGACCTAAGCTCACAAGTAAAAGAACTAAATGGAACCAATTCCCAACTCAATCCCCGATTTGTGGCGGAGATGATGGGATTCCCTCCGAATTGGACGGAATTACCTTTTCTAAGTGGCGAGCCGAATCAATAAAGGGTTATGGTAATGCAATAGTACCACAGGTGGCGTATCAAATTTTTAAAGCTATTGTTAACGCATGAAAGTTTCTTTCTATCCAACAATTAAAAATACCGACAGCAAAGAAGTTGCAGATATCGTAAGTATTTTAGAAAACATTAAAAACGGGATTTACGAGGATTATGTTTATCCAGTTCGAAATGCGAAAACTGATAAAGACAGAAAAGAGGCAAAAGCAAAAGCCCCCTATATAACAGTTAGCGGAACATTTACACAGCGTAAAAATGACGCAATAATTAAACACAGCGGATTGATTGCGATTGATTTTGACCATGTGGAGGACATTGGCGACGCGTTCAATCTGCTTATTAACGACGTTTATAGTTTTGCTGTTTTTAGGTCAATTTCAGGAACTGGTATTTGTGTGATTGTAAAAATTGATGGTAAAAAACATGCAGAGGCTTTTGAGGGATTAGAGCAATACTATTGGTTAAATTATAAATTACAATTAGACAGAGCTTGCAAGGACGTAAGCCGTCCGCGCTATTTGTCATACGATCCTGATTTGTTTTTAAATGAAAAATCAGAAATATTTAAGAAATATTTACCAAAACCAACTAAAGAAGAAGTAAAATTTATTACCACATTTAAAAAATCTGATCATTATCAAAATAAATTTGAAAGGATTTTATATAGTATAAATTTTGATATTACAAAAGAATACAATGTTTGGATTAAATTGGGGTATGCTATTTATTCAGAATATGGTGAGGCAGGGTTAGATTATTATCAGTATTTAAGCCAATTTTATCCTGATTATAATTCGGTTGAAACGGAAGAAAAATATAAAAGTTTTTACGGCAAAGATTCAAACAATAAGGCGTGTATTGCCAGTTTTTATTTTGAATGTTTAAGAAATGGTATTAGTATAACCGACGAGCTAGAAACCAAAACCAGACAAACAGCGCGCAAGCTTCGCAGCGCTGGAATGACCGAAAAACAGGTAATTTCCGAAAATCCCGAATTAATCCCCGAAATAGTAGCCGAGGAATTTGCTAAGCCTGAGCAGCAACATCGTGGGCAGTTTGATATTGAGGCCTTTGAAATATGGCTGCGTGAGCGTTTTTCCATCAAAAAAAATGAGGTTACGCGGTTTTACGAAATGCAAGGCAAGCAGCTGGAGCAATCCGACATAAACACGATTTACATAGACGCAAAAAAGCAATTTCCTAAAGTTTCTAGGGATATAGTGGAAAGCGTTATTTTCTCGAATTATACGCCAAGTTACAACCCAATTAAATCGTATTTTGAGGGCCTTAAATGGGATGGAGTAGACCATATTGCCAAACTTGCGGAATCAATTAACAGCAATACAGGTACGGCGGAATATCGCGAATTTGGGCTGCGTGCGTGGCTGATTGGCATAGTGGAAAGCATCCTAAAAGGCAAACCAAACATTTTGTGCCTGGTATTAGCAGGGAAACAAAACACAGGTAAATCGACATTTTTCACGCGGTTATTACCGGAGCAGTTAAACAGATATTTTGCAATGTCGCAGTTAGATCGTGGCAAGGATGACGAAATTTTAATGTGTCAATCATTGCTGATATTTGATGACGAATTTTCGGGTAAATCTAAGCAGGACGCAAAGCACATGAAACGCATACTTTCCGCCCCATCGTTTACGCTGCGTGAGCCTTACGGACGTAATAACGTGACGCTTAAACGTATTGCAACGCTGTGCGGTACGTGTAACGAATTGGACGTGTTAAACGATCCTACAGGTAACCGCCGTTTTATCGTGTTTGAGGTTGTTGGGCAATTTGATTATAAGCTGTATAACAGCATCGATAAAGAGCAACTATTTGCCCAGTGCGTGGCATTGATTAACAGCGGAGAAACGTCCGATTTGCAAGGCGATTTTGTTAATTTGATGGAGCAAGTCAGCGAGGATTTTTTAGAAATAAGCATTGAAGAAGAGCTTTTATTGCAGCATTTTAATGCGAACGATACCAACATAAGGACTAGGCAATGGATGCCTACAACCATGATAAAGGACTATTTAGAAGAGAATAGCAACCAAAAATTAAGCATCAAACGCCTTGGACAAATGCTAAGAAAGCACAATTTTGAGCGAATCAAGCGAAATAATTCCTACGGTTACATGGTTGCAGCAATTTATCTTACCCAAAAGTGAGTATTGATATTCAATAAGTTAGCATTATGCTGGGTAAGATAGGTAAGATAGGTAAGTAAATTCCTTGGAGAGTTAATGTAATATAAAAAAATATTATGTGTGTATATATAAATTTATTTTATCCTGCATATTTTATAAAAGTATCTTACCCATCTTACCCAATAGCATTGGAGGCCTTGTATTTATTGGGGCTTAGGTTGGGTAAGATAGCATGTTTTTATCTTACCCTTATCTTACCCATCTTACCCAAATAAAAAAATCCTATATTTGCAACATGCCAACCATTAACCGCAACGCCAAGCAATCCCGTGCAGCGCATACGCATAGGCATGGGGACCACCAAGGCCGCAGCTATTACCATGCAGGATATCAAACAAAGCAATGGAGAGCAATGCGCCGCGACATATTGCAAGCGCAGCCACTTTGTGTTGAATGCGGAAAGCAAGGCAGGTTAACAGTGGCGAACGTTATAGATCATATTAAGCCGGTTAGATTAGGTGGAGAATTTTGGGACAC